ACCATACGTTGTCTTTGCATAAAACGTTCTTTCAGAACTATGACCGTCTTAAGACGGCATGGTCCCAGATGAACGCTAAGGCACTGGCAACTGTTGGCGGGCGACGTGCTGCTCTGCGGCTATCAAAAGCCGCTCTGAAGAAGCTGCGGGATCTACATCTCGCTACATCCTTCGGGGTTCTGCCGTTATGTTCTGATATCTATGATTTAACTCATGGATGGAAGAATATAGCTAAGAACTTCGTTAAGGATAGTTCTGGTTCAACTCGTCGTCTATCATCGAGTCTTAATGGCTCGCTGAAATTCGAGAGTGTGACACGATCTGGAGGTACGGAAGCTCTTACCGTGAGTCGAGGTGTTTTAGAAGCACCTGTCTCGCGCTATGTGCTAACGTATAAAGTCAGATTGCCGAAGTATCTTAACGATGACTTCGCCAAGCTATCTTACTACGCAAGTAAGCTAGCTACCAGCCCAGCGGATCTAGTTTGGGAGTTAATCCCTTTTAGCTTCGTTGTGGATTGGTTTCTTGACACGTCTAGTATGCTTATGTCGATTGACCAATTTCTTGGTCATGACCCTATTCATACTATCAGTTGTTCCAGGTCACTAAAATATAAGACCCTCATCAACTCATCACTTGACGTTATATATAACAGTCACGTGATAGGTCATGGTGGTTCTTATACGTCAGAGTATTCGTATTATGAACGAGTGGGATTATCTAGATCAACTTACGTTGATCTGTCCCATCGCTACGGTTTAAAACAAGCACTCCTTTCGGGGAGCTTGTTCTCACAACGATATCGTCGTGGGCGTAGCGCGTAGAGTCCTCCCGTTAGTCTAAATCCCATACTACCATGGATCAAAATGTTACATACAATAGCGTCGTGTTGTCAAAGTCTTTTGACGATGCAACAGGATCGCGACGTCAGTCCAACGCTAGGGGTGTTTCCACTCCTGACGTTTTTACAGTAAAGCATATGGATATTATCGATAATGAAACGAAGACGCCTGCTCGGCGTCATACGATTCGTCTCGATTGTTACCAAGTCGATACTGCGGGCATTCTCTTTAAGAGTGATGCCTATTTGGTACTCGATATTAGCTCTAAAGCTACCACGGCTCAAGTCACTACTTTAGTGGCTACGATTCGTGCTGCTATTGCTAATACGACTGCCGGATCTGATGTCGTTGCCGGCACCTTGAACAACGAAAGCTAAGAATAAATCTGCATATCGCAGATCTCTTAAGTTAACTCTGTTCAAATGCGCTAGCCGCTTTGTAACAGAACCAGGTAGGCCCATATTGGGTCATTAATATATGAACTCATTAGTACATACGTATAATAACCTGCTAGTGGACGTGTCTGATTTAGTTGGAGTCCGTTTACGGGCTTCAGCAACTGAAGACATTGATTGGGCAATTAATATTGCTCCCAAACTAGAAAGACAAGTCTTATCAGAGATCGAGTCTGGCCAACCACTATGGAGTGACTGGCCTGACTGGCTCGTTCCCTTGCGTGACAAATGGATTGCAAATCGCGATCCAAGAGTCTTACAAGAGCTGAGGACTGTTCTTCTGTTCTGCTATAAGTCGCGCGGTTCACATAATCATGAATCCGAAGTTCAATGTCTGGACCAATTCGTCAACCGTAATAAGGAGTGTAAAGATTGGATTTTGCCTGATTCAGGCGATCCTCTACTTATACTTAATATTGCGCGTTGCCTTATTCAAGACCTCCTTAGAGACTGCACATGGGGTTCTAACCCTATGCACGGCCCTGGGGCTGTCTTCGATAAGCTTGTTCCAAAGGGTGCTTGGTCGACGTGGTATTCCACGATCGAAGAAGTGTACCCCTATTACGAGTACTTCTATCCATCGAAAGGGATCGGTTTTACCGATTTCCTCCCGACACAAATAGAAGATACGATTAAGGCTCGTATAACATTGGTGCCAAAGGACGCTCGTGGACCGAGACTCATCTGCATTCACCCTGCTGAAGCCATTTGGATTCAACAGAGTGCGCGGATAAGTCTAGAGTCCGTGATACGTCTCCCTCGGCATAAGCGTACCCGATCGTCGTCAATATCTCCTTACGGACATATTAACTTCGATGACCAAACAATCAATCAGCAACTTGCTCTTAAGAGCAGTGCTGATCGATCTTATGCGACCTTAGACCTGAAAGAGGCCTCGGATCGTATACCGGTATCCTTAGTGGAATACCTGTTTGGTGACGAGTATCGCTATATCGGGTGCTCTAGAGCTCATAAGATTCTCTATAAAGGAAAGGTCCTTTTAGAGGAAGTAAGCTGCTACGCTCCTATGGGGAACGCAACAACGTTTCCTGTTGAGAGTTTAGTATTCTGGGCTCTGTGTACCGCAACGATGCAAATGTGTGGATTTGATAAATCCACATGTACTCAATGCTTCGTTTTTGGTGATGATATCATAGTACCGACGCAGTGTCTCCAATCTCTATTAGATTGGCTGCCGAGGTTTAATCTTGTTATAAATAGCGGAAAGACCTTTGCAAAAGGGTACTTCCGTGAATCATGTGGTATGGATGCCTATAAAGGCACCTGTGTCACTCCACTTCGGTGGAAACAAGGTCCAATAATATCGTCATATGAGGACATGGTAGGCTTGTGTGATCTAGCCAAGCGGCTATATCGCACTGGTCACTATGTTGCTGCCGCTGGAATCTACAATGACATACGTATCCTGTTATGGGAAGAGGGTTTGAAACTTCCTCTAACTAATAACGTGGATGCATGTGGCATTGCGGAATTTACGTCTGATGCCAACGTCTGGGAGTATGGATCTGTGAAGTTCCATCCAACCTTACATAAGCTGATGACGCAAATTCTTAGCCTGCGTGCGCCTAAAGGTAGGCGCACTGGTGATTGGTATCACCTCGTAAGCGGGCTAATCTCCTTAGATAAGGGAGACCAACGGACACTAAGAACACTACAGAACACGGGGACGAAAGTCTCCGTGGTTTCCGCTATCCCTTCTGATGATGGCCTTGTGCCGTACTCAGGAAAGGATTGGGGTAAGTTTATTCGATCTTTAGAAAGAATAAATTTAAGTAGTGGCTCCAAAAGAGCCAGGTTCTTAGTCACAAATAGTAGGACTGTACGGCCTACGCGACTGACC